TAGTATAAGTTATTCCTGTTCCTGAATCATTCCAACTATACTTAATCTGTGTCTTATTATAATCGTGTTCTAATTCAGAAAAGTCTAAATCTCTAAAAGATAATTCTTTCAAGTAGTCTGCTAAAGCGATAACTTCTGAATAAAGATTCACGTTATAACTTATCTCTCCATCTTTATCTGTTACATCTAAGAGTCTTAAATACCCTTTGAATAGTATGAACCCATCTTGTTTTAAAACGCACTCAGACTTCTTGTAAGGACTAAATATTACTCCATCATCATTTCTTGTTATCTCAAAGATTTGATTAAATATCTTATTGTTTCTTTTTGTTGCAGGTAGGTTAAAAGCCTTTGAATAAGACTGTACTTTCTCAGCTACGTTCTTAAAATTATCTACACTTAAAGTCAAAGGTAAATCTTCATCTTCATACACGTCTAGGATAACTTGTCCATCTGATAATATAGGATCAGCTATTAGAGAATTTATAGGCAAAACTGATAAAGAGCTTATAGTTAAGTCTTCAGCAACCGTTGAGTAATATCCCAACATAAAAGTCATTTCAGTATTAGTAGCAACAAATAGTTTTTCTATTAAAGATGTTGCTGTGCTGAATGTACTGATACTTCCTTGTGGAGTTAATCCATCAAAAAACCTATTAGTTAAAGAACCATTAGCTGCTTGAGTTCCTATGTTAATTCTCAATCTATATACTTGTGCGATTGTTAGATTAGACATTTTCTGATATATACCTGTAGGTTCTGTTGAACCATTACCTAAAGAATTTAGAACCAAGTCTGAAGATGTTACTGTAGGAAAAGCTGAAGCACCAACTCTGTATCTGTACCAAGTATTAACGCTAGTTGGTGTTACATTTGTAATAGTATCTATATAAGGAGTTGCTGAAGATGCTGTGGTACTAGATGTTGTATTATCTAAATCAGTAAAAGAAATACCATTAACAATAGCTTCATAAGGATTACCTGAAAAAGCATTATAGACTCCTTCGTAACTTTGTGGATATAATATAAGTTGAACACTCATTATACTGACTGTGTTCTTAGGGTTTTACTCTTTTCAACTTCAAAAGTGTACTGCATAAGTTTATCGTTAGCTACAGTCTTTCTAGTATAGCTAGATGTAGTAAGTCTTACAGGTGTTACGTAAGTATTAGGAGAAGCAAGAGTTGCGTCTACTTGGAAGCCTTCTAATATATAAACTTCAGGACTATTAATAAGTTCTTCAAACCACTCTGATTCTGATTGATTCACAAAGTCTGTATTCATTACAACCTTTTCTGTAGCGTTTACTCTAAAGGCTTTCTTTCCTCCTTTGTATCCATTAGGTAAATATATGCTTTCATTCCAAGTTCCTCCTAGCTGTTGGTATGTACTCCCCTTAGTTGAGATAGACTTAGTAGACTTCATCTTGAATGTATAGTAATCCCACACTCCCCATTGATTAAGCCAAGTAAGTCTAATAGGTTCAAATCCTTTAAGAGTAGGACAGTTTACATTGATTGTATATTTATCTGAAATTGAAAAGTTTGTACTGTTAAAAGCTTCTACTAGGTAATAAGATAAGTCTGTCATATTAGCAAGGAATACAGAACTCCAATTTTTTAAATTAGCAGGAAAACAACCTAGATGTAGTAATTGGTTTTTAGTTGCTGAATCCCAAGTTGTGTTGCCACCATTAGCATCAACATTATCTATTGTTATATCCGTACCAAGTTGTGAACCACTTTCATCATATAATTTAATTTTAAAGTAATCTAAAGTTGTATCAACTACATCTCCTGTAAGTGGAGTAGTCATAAAAGATAAAGTACCGTAGTCGTTTATATTAGCATACTGAGTAGTTGGTGCATTAGTTAAAAATCCCCGACCTGTTGCTCCATTATTTAATTGAAATATCTCTGTATTGAATCCAAAGTTTCCTGTTGCATCTCTATTTATTACGTCTGTATATTTTAAGTAACCATTGATTAAAGTATATTGAACAGAATCTTCTTCTTCTCCTGCTATTGGTTCTACTGTTCCTGTTGCTGTAGATGATCCTTCTATTGTGAATCTAATCTTTAAATATCTTACTACATTATCATTAAGAGAATACTTGTCAATCAAATGTAATGGATGTGTTTTAATAGCTGTTGTTGCTGCACCTTTATATTCACTTACTAAAGCCGCTAAGTTATCAGGACTTACAAAGCTTTCTACAATAGGTCTGAAGTCGTACATACCTGCTCCTGTGTTGTTTGGTGTAGTCTTGAATGTTCCTACTATAGCTGTTGTAGTTGCTAAGTCTATGTCTACTGTACTTATGTGAACTTCAGCTACATACTTGACATTGAAGTAAGCACCAACTGTAGCTGTATCTAAGACTGTAAAGATTAATTCCTGACCTACAGGATTAAGAGTGTATAAAGGATTTTGTTCTATTGTTAATGCCATTATTTAATTATTTTGGTCTATAAAATTCTACAAGATTACTTCTTATATCTAATGTTAATATTTTAAGGAAATCCTTTTCTAACTTTTTAAATTGTAATCCTAAAGGTTTCTGAAAGAAGCTTAGACTTTTTATTCCCTCTCTTTTTATTTTTCTACTTATTAAAAAAGCAAAACCTGAAACAAATTGCCCTGTATCTTTTGACCTTCCTCTTTTAAATCCTTTTGGTTTTATTCCTTTTCTTTTAATCCATTTAGATAATATATCAATAGGAGGTCCTTTAGTTGTATATCCTTTGCCGGGACTTTTAACTTTTTTACCATCATAATTTATATATGATTGTTTTGTTTTGTTTCCTGATACTCCTTTGTCTAAAAACTGTCCATATTGTGCCATATAAAATTTAGTAGAAAATCCTCCTTCTTCAGCGGTAACTGTAAATCTAATTGAATTACCCAAAGTAGTATCTCCCTTATGCTCTCTAAGTAGTTCCCTTGAATCCTTTACAACTTGTTTTCCAAAGCTTTCTAAGTACCTTTCTATATTTTTAGTGTCCATTATAAATCATAAGTTATTTTAAACTTCTTCCATCCTATTTGTATTATTAATTTTCCTATCTTGAACTTTAACATTAATTAGTTATTGAAGCTGAAGTCATTGGAGTATCACAACTACTAAAGTCATTATGTACTACAACATTCATTTGGAATACCCAACCTGTCAGTAAGTTATCAAACCTCTCTGTGAATGGTTCAAAAGAAAACTCCCCTTCAGTAAAGTATTCAGGTGCATTAATATCTGTTGTTTGAGCTGCTTGCCATTTACTATTTCTAAAGATACTTACAATGTCTAAGCAGGTTTGTAGTGTGTCATTATACACATCAATTTCATTAGTTAAGTTTTTAGAAGTTACGCTATAATTTGGGACAAAATTTTCTTCTTCCCAATCCTTTTTTTCTGATACTAAATCACATACAAATATCTGAAAGTTGTATGTCAGTTGGCTGTATCCTGTTTGAACACTAACAGGGTTAATGTGTAAAAGTGGGAAAATAGTTTCCTTAGATAAATCTACATCATAAATATCACCTACTGTTGTAGTCTTTATGAAGTGATGGTTTTTCCCTAAAGTTCTTAATGTATTAACTAAGTTTAAATATGTTTTGTTTTTAACCATTTCTTTTTACTTTATTTTGTGAGTTCAAATCTGTTTCATAACTTAACCAAGTCAAACACTCTAAAAGACTTAGCTTTGTAATACTTTCTAATTTACTTATATCCTCCCCGCATAACCTGTGCATCACTCCAAACCAGCCCCATTTGCTTGCAAAGTCATTACTTGCTATTGCGTCTTCATTTCCTTCAGCCGCTGAATCAAATATGATGGCATAATCTCTGACAACACCTTCCCTAAAGTGTAAAAAAAAACCAATGCACTTTGCACTTGTTCAGCTGACATCTGTTTCATTTCTTCAGCTCTGATCCGAATATCGCCATCATAAGCATCAATAATATATATGTCATTCTTTTTTAGTTTAATAGGTCTGTAAAGCACCGACATCAATTCAGGAAGGTTCTTATCTATTCCGTTCTTTATAAACTGCTCAATGTCTGCATACTCTCCTAATGTAATACTATCTAAGTCAGGGTGGAATCCGTATTCAACTTCATTGATAGTTATAATCCTTTTGAGCTTTGTATCTTGCTTAGCTTGTAACTCTCCTATCTTTGACATTATGACCGCTACGTCCGATAATGATAGTTCCTTAACTAACTGTTTAGGAATATCTGTTAATGCTGCTAACGTTGCTTCAGCTTCTTCAGTCTTTGTTCCTGTTTCAAAGTCAATAAGTTTTAACCAAGTTTCTAATGTAACATCTGACCAACTATTAATTAGCTTAAACGTTTCAACTTTGCCTTCTTTTTTAATTTTAACTTTCATACACTATATAATAGAAATTAGTTGTTTTTAGTTTACTGCACGAAATACCTACCTGCGTTTGGATTGTCTAGGTGGTAGATTACATTATATCTTATTCCGTCTATTGCGTGATTGTAGTTATCTACATAAAGCTTTGAGCCTTTATCAGCATAGACATAGTTGTTAAGTTCTTTAGCTATGTTTGTAGAATCTGGACTTACAATAAGCTCGTAGTCTTGCATTCTAGTTATACCACTTTCAATAGTTCCTTTCTTAACTGCTTTAATGTTTACTCCTAAGTGCCTGAGGTCTGCAATAAGACGTGGTTCTGCTGAGTCTGCTATTATCAGACTTTGCCCTACTTTATCTAAAACTATCTGAGCAAGCTCTTGACTCTTTAATCCATTCCTGTAAAGATGCTCTTTAAGATATATCTTTTTATGCTTTTTGTCTATTGCTACTTCAGTCAAAGAATCAGGGTCAATACTAAAACCGAAATCCATTCCACAAGAAGTCTGTAAGTTATCAGGATTGAATTCTCCTATGCTCCAATTTTCAAATACTACTCCTTCTGCCTTTGCTAACCAAGAGCCAAGTATTGAATGATTGTATTTCTTAAAGTTATTATGCTTGATGTCCTCTACACGTGCTAAGAAGCTCTCAGATAGATTATCTTTATTATCTAGGTAGTTAGTATGGATGTAACATATATTGTCTTTAACACCATTAAAACCTGCCTCAACTCCTTTTGACTCAAAGAACCTTTTATATATCCAATGCTCTTTAGTCGTAGGGTTTAATATTAAGACTACTCTATTCTGAATTGTTTTCTCTCTAATACTTAAATCAATAGTATCAAAGATAGATTCATCTACAAGT